CGTCGCCATTTCATTGAGTCTTAGATCATTTACGTATGTGCTTGCCATTTTTTAAATCTCCGTTTCGATTATATTACCTTTTTACTATATAGTTAAGCAACTTCTTCCCAGTCTGGATCCTGAGTTTCAGTTATATCTTCCCAACCTGGACTTTGGGACTCGTTAATATCTTCCCATCTAGGGGTTTGTGATTCATCTATTAAACTCCAAACAAAAGGTGAACCAACTTCTCCAGTTGCAGCCGATAAGGTTACAGAAATGTTAGCGGCTGAATTAGTTGTAACAGATCCAACATTTCCAACAGCGGACACACCATCCACTGTAAATGAAGCATTATGGTAAATGGTTACTGAGCCTACAGAACCTGTAGCTGCAACACCACTTACAGGTACATTTGCTTCACCATCAACATCTACAGAAACAGATCCTAATGTTCCTACGGCACCAGCTACAACGGCTATTGCTTGCGCATTTACGCCCGCTGTAGGAGCGCCTACGGTCCCTACTTGTCCAGACGGGGTTATATTGGCCTTACCTATAGTGGTAAGACTACCCAATCCTCCTGTAGCAGATTGGCCAGATGGCGTAACGTTAGCCTCTGCATCAACACTAGGAGATCCTAATGCACTTGTAGCTGCTACACCTGATACTACAACATTAGCTGCGCAATTAAATGTGGGAGTTCCTACGGCTCCAGTTCCTGCTTGACCTGATGGAGTTACCTCTATAGCTACAGATATAGAAACAGTGCCTAGTGCAGAGGTTGCAGCACTTGGTGCTGTAAGCGTGACAGGATTGGGTTCGCCCCAAGTATCGGACCCCCAGGTACCTCGACCCCAGCCTGTTATACTAGCCATTTAAGGGCTATTTAAGCAATTCTTATAATTGCTGTACTAGCTGCTTTGGCTGGAAAAACAACAGTAAAATCTCCAGCGGTAGAAGTCTTATCTCCGCCAAAATCTATTGTTGCTACTGATTTATCACTGTTAGTATCGTTATAAATCATACAACCTCTAGCTGTAATAGTGGCTGTACTAAACGTTAAATCAGAGAAATCCGTAACCGCAGTAGTCCCAGTAGAACTTGGCGTTACATTAGTTAACGCAGCTCCGCCTGCCGTGTAGTTAGTACCACTTACTTCTTGTGAAGTTGAATAAGCAGTTGTAGTTGCTCCCATAGTGGCCGAGCTAGTATATAAAGCTAGTTTAAAACTGTTACCAGAACTATTTGTAAAGTTATGTGTAGCAGTTAAAAGTTCAACTTTAAAGCTAGTGGTTAATGTAGATGTTATTGCCATATCTATATCCTTTTAATAATTTTAGCAAGATCTTCCTCTCCTGCTTGTAATAGCTCTTGAATCAAACTTGCCTTGTAAGATTTTATAGCATTATTCAAGTAAATCAAACATACTCCATAAATTAAATCTCTATAAGCCCTGGCTTGCTCTTTTATATGAGGTTCATTATCATCAGAAACCCCGCATATTTTGTCAGTTAACTGCTCTGCCCAGAACTCAGGAGGATGGCCTCCAAATTTAGTTGTAGAAACCTCTACAAGACCCAATTCTGGCACCCCATCAGGAGTAATTTTTATTACCATTTTTTAGGGTCTCCTGCTTGGCTGTTCTTTAGGTGGGAATCATATCTGTCCATATACATAGATTCTTGAGTTTTGGTCCCCCTTTCTACCTGGCTTTTATTAAAAACACGCAATTTATTGCTTTCATCAGCCAAAATCATCTTTGGATCGTCTAAACGATGATAACCATATAATTTTTCTTCGTTTGGTATATCTGTATCTAATAAAGAAGATGAATTAGCCACTTCAACAGTCATTCCTTCATTCATACACTTAGATAACCAAAATTCTACACAGGCTCTCCCAGCCTCTGCGAAATACAAATTACCCTTATAATTAAAATCTATCCCAAATAATTTTAAGGTTCCAACCTTATTCCATAAAGCAAAAGCGATAGCATAAGCTACTGTATTGTTTAAATAATATGAATTTAGTTCAGAAACTATTTCTTCTATTGGATATTCAACCAAACCTTTGCAACGCTTGTCTAATTCACATGTATAAATTGGACCTTTATGCGTTTTTAATAATTTTTTCATTTGATCTGTTTGTCCACCTGCGTCGTCTGTATCCAAAAAACGACTGGCAGGATCCATCATAAAGATACGATCATGGAATATAACGCTTGCTACTGCGTTGGTGGCCCAAACTTCATCGAAATGGACACCGTGTGATTTTGCAAGATTGTAGTCAAACCAGCTTCGGCCCATGCCTACTATTGCTACCGTCTTGCCTTCAAGTTTCTTGATAGGCTTCATACTTTCTCCTTTTATTAACTTACTTGAGAGCGAAGTGAATCATAGCGATATTCGTCTCGCCTTCCTCTAGCTTCAGCTCTATTCTTCAATCTAGCTATTTCTTGTTGGAATCTAGTTTCGTAAGTGTTGAGTAAATCTGGTTCACCCTTCATAAAAGTATAAGCCTCGACTAGCGAGCCATATAGAAGCCCTTCTCTTGCGTTTTGCGAAAGCCACGTGCCAGAAGTGGTACTTACTAGGCTATTTGGCTTATAGAGATAATGCAGTTCTACTGAATAATCAGCATCTGGTAATGGCGCGACAACGATAGTAGTACCAGCACTTGAAGAAGTGTCGTATTCCTTATCAAAGTCAGCGTAGTATAAAGGCAGCCCTCTAAGACTGTTATCAGTTATATCAGGAGTATATTCCTGCATAAAACTGGGGTGTTTTTTTTGCAAAAATTGATAATCACTAGAACTATCAATAACTGCTAAAGAGAAACTCAGGACAAAATCTGTCGGACACGTTAAAAAACGACTTCCTGTAGTTAGATTACCTGTTTGATTTTTTCTAAAAAAATCTGACTGTACCAAGTTAAATATACGATCTTCTGCATTTTTAACAAAATCTGGAATCGTAGTATTAAACGTAGATTCATTATTATCTGTAAAATTTTGAATTAAAGTATATAACTCGCTATAGGTCATATTGTAATTGTAACGCTTCCAACTGAAGCTGTCATTTCTGTTATTGTAAAATTAGTACCCAATATTGCGGGGTTCATTGATAAAAAATTATTACTGGTAGCGCTAAAAGTATTAGCGTCACTGACCACCACAAATCCCTCTCCAACCTCTACGTCATTGCTAGGTCTCGGATTATATAAAGCCTCTGGATCGGTTACTATAGGAGTAGGCTCAAGTTGCGGGGCCTTTGGTTCAAAACATTCAGGACATGTTTTTAATTTATTCCACTCTTCCCTTAAATCGCTTAATTTATATTCAAATCCACAACGATCACAAATACCTAAAGCAAATTTACCTAAAGAATAAGCCATTAATAATTACTTCTCATTGAAGGCTTTAAACGAACAGAGGCCCTATCTTCATCCTGGTCGGAAGCTCTTTGAAATTCTTCTTCGTACAATCCTTTAAGCAATTGAGTCTTTTCTGGCGCTCTTTTAACAGATAAATAATAAGCTAAACCAGCAGCAAAACATGGATAAAATCTAAATGGCATGTCCATAGTATTAATAGCTGTATCAGCATCGTCCATTCTAACCAGTTTATTAAAAACCAATACATCCGTAGAGTTTTCTGGAGTGGGCCATACTTTAATAGCTGGCGTAGTTAATTTGTCAAAAAAGAATTGAGATGGTCTCCCTTCTGTTGATTTTGTAGGTATATTCAAATATTCAGAACGACTAATTCTACCTATACTTGTATCCGTAACTGTACTATTAATAGTACGACGAACTACCATATCTAGTAGATCAATAACATTTGCATTTAATGGGTATGAATTAGTACCCTCAGTAACGGTCTGCGTAGCCTGTTCTATAGTCCATTGATTTAATCCTCTGTTTGCCCATTCAGCTAACATTAAATTAATAGATCTTTTAGCAGTTTTTAGATCATATCCTGTACGTAATTCAAGACCACAACGTTCAAATGCCTCTTCTATAAACTCTGTTACGTTAGGTTCAAAGTCTGTACTTCCTGAAAGTGCCATTTCTATTTATAAGAATTTCTTCTTTTATTGGAATTTCCAGATATGACTTCGCCACCTGATTTTTTATATTTAACTTTTACACCCTCTCTCTTAGCGGCATTTTTTGCCATCGCTATACCTTTGGGCGTGTAATCGTAATGCTTTCCTTTTACCTTTGGCATGGAACTCTCCTTATTTTTTAGTAGATTTCTTTTTTGTTGCCTTTTTAGCAGCAGGTTTTTTAGCTGTTTTTTTCTTAGCAGCTGCTTTCTTCTTAGGCTTCATATTTAAGTAAATCCTGTCCTCTTCTTGAGGTTCGTCAGGTCTAACTTTTGCAGCAAGCCTTGCTTTTTGTTTTGCTTCTAATCTAGCTTTAGAATTTTTTGCGTGTGCCATTTTTTCTCCTAGAATAATAAAAAGATCCCGCGATAGATTGCTCTATCGCTAGGATTTCTTTTTAGATTTATAACATTCACTGTCTATTAATATTAAGCGTATTCTTTTATAAGAGTTAAAACTATAACATACGAATCACCACTTGCATGGCCTGTAGTTGTAAGCTTAATGTCTCCTGTTTTACCAGAAGCCGCAGCAGTATTTTGTATACCACCAAACTCTGAAAAGTCCTCATCTGTTGTGTAATCTGAATTTAGATCCCAACAAATAGTATTTGTAGTCGCATGCCATAGAAGTTTTACGCTCATACCAAAAGTAGAATAGACAATCTTTGCAAGCTTAACACCTGTGCAAGTTTGACCATTAGCGCTGTTAGTAGTTAAACCACTAACGTCTACTTTTGTAACTGCACTTTCACCAGTGCCGTCAGACGTATTGGTTAGCTGTATAACAGCTATTCTATCGCCATCTTGAATTGTTGTTGATGTTACTGCATCTGCCATTGTTTACTCCTATCTTTCTATCAATACGTTAACGTAATCAATAGTCATAGTTTGCGCCGAAGCTTCACCATTTTGAATACCAAACGAAACTGTTAATTCTTCATCGTCAGGTAAGTAAGTGTTAGCAACTGCAACAGGTTCTGCATTATTTATTGAATAATAAACATAACCTCTAGTGGAATCAATAAACCAAGTAGTTGTAATAAAAGTATCGTCAGCCATTGTAGCGACATCTTCAGTAGTTGTATTACTGTTGTCTTTCTCAACCAAAAAGTCTAGACCTGCGTCACCGTCTGCTGATATGAAGAACACACCATCAGTAGTGTCAAGAGGTGAAGTATCAGTGATACCAAGACCTATAACAAAGTCTGATTGGTCAACATCATTTACTTTAAATCTAGCAGAAAAGAAAGCATTTTTACCTGTGCTTAGTTTAAAAGGCTCGCCTTTAAGCTGTAAAAAGTCTAAGTCGTTATCAGCATCATCATTTGTAATTAACAAAGCTCCACCAGCTGATGATGTAACAGCTTCTGAAGCAGTACCGCTACCAGCTTCAGTTGTAGTGATTGTCCAGTCTCCTGAATTGTACGTCATAAAGTCATTGAAATAACCGTAGTACGTTTGGTCCGAAGGATATGGTTGAAACATAGGCAAGTTTTTCTTGTTCTTAGATGCAACAGTATTACCCGCCCATAATATTAAATTTTGGAAATGTGGATTAGCCATTATGAACTCCTTATATTTGTATTAATGGAAACTGATAAATCAGTCCTCATTAAGCTAATTAAACACCTAATCTATATTACTCCCAATTTTTAAAAAAATAAACCTTTTATAGATAGATAAAAAAAGGGCAGTCGAAACTGCCCTTAGTAATAGTTGAGTTAAAAACGCTATTACCAATCGTTCTAATTAAGCTCCTTGAGAACCGTAAACGGCTCTAAAGTTAGAATATCCGAATGAATATCTCTCTCTGGCTTTGTATCTCATGTTTCCAGTATCGAAATCACCCTCTAATGCAGTTTGCATTGGAGATCTTTCAAAATACTTAAATCCATCAGGACAGTCTGTTTTCAAGAAGAAAGCATCTGTATCTGTTAGATAATGATTTACAACATAGCCATTAGGGATCATACCTTGATTCTTAATAGAGTTTATGTCGTTGTCAGAAGTACCAACTCTTCCAGGAGTTTGTAATAGTCTGTCAGCAACAAACTGCAACTGAGGTGGAACAATTAATTTCATTCCTCTTAGTGCAATATTAAGACCTCTATCATCAGTAAATGTAGAGATGTTAATTAATGCATCTTCAAGAGAAGTTTCATTAAGGTCCGCCATAGTAGTAGCTCTATTTGCTAAAGAACCACCTCCGCCTAGCGGGTGATCTGTTGCTATCAAAACTTTACCATCACCACCTGTTGTAGAGAACGCGTTGTTCAATACAGCAGCGGCTTTGATTTGTTTTGTATTAGCCATAGATCTTGCTAGTGCTTTAGTGTATCTAGCACCAAGACGATCATACAAATTATCTTCAACAGCTTCTTCTGTTAGCGCGAATGCTAAAGCAACTGTTTCGTGAGTATAACGAGAAGTATAACCTTCGTTAGCATTGTCAAATCTGACTCCGCTTCCTTCGGATTTTACTTCAGCATTACCAAACCCAACGATTAAAGTTTCTTCTTCAAACGCCCTATCAGAACTCTCTGTATCAAAGATTTCTGTATGCTCTGCTTCATATCTAGCATATTCCATGCCGAACAAGGCGTTTAGGCCTGGCTCTAATTCTTTCGCTAATTGCGATCTATTAATTGCCATTATTAAACTCCTGTAGGATCAACATAGAAATGCTCATTAAACTTAACTATAACATTCACGTTAGCTGAACCTGTAGTGCTGTTGTTTGGATCAGAGGAAAAGCCCATGATTCTGAAAGTCGCAGTTGTTGCGGCTGTTGTTCCAGATAATTCAACCGCTGACATACCAGTTTTGGTAGAGCCAGAAGTATATGAAATATCTGCATTTAAGCCTACATCAGTCTGCGCTGGAGAACCGGCACTCTGAATTTCAAATACAGCATTAGGGTCATCTTCTACGAATGCTACAATATCAGTCGATGCAGTTCCGTCAGGAAAATAAGAACTAAAAACAACGTCTCCGCTGCTATTAGTGTACTTACATCCTCTAAAGATACCTAGTGCTTCGTCACCAGCAGCTGCTACTAAAATAGTACCAGTATTCAGCATCTTAACTAAATCGCCTGAAAAAATATTCCCCGAAGCTCCTGTAGCAATTTCATATTCCGTCATGCCGCCATTAGCCACACCAGAACCTAATTTACCTACAAGTCTTGCTCCAAAAGGGGCATCTTTGTTAGCCATAATAAGTTACCTATATTATTTAAAATTAAAAAAATGATGATCAACTACGTTGACCACCTCCAAAAGTTACTTTGCTTGATCTCTCCGGATTTAAAATTGGAGAGTTTGGATCTGATTCCTTTAAAAGATCGTTGTCTACAGCATCTTGCTGAGTCAGCGCACGATTTTCAAAGTAGGAGTTTCTTTCTTCGCGCGTTTCATTAGGAATCTTAGCCAGCAGCAAACCGCCAACTGAAACTACTCCTGCGTGTTTGCCGTCATCTAAGGTAGGAAGTTCAAATCCATCTAACTCTTCAACTCTAACAAGATCGAAACCTTCTCTTAGTCTTGATGTTACATTTTTTCTATCTTCGCTGCCTGCGAGTTCAGCTCTAATCCACCTGTAAGTGTACCCTTCAGGTGCAGGAGGAGTATCCAACATTGATGGTGGACTCCATGGTTTGCGAGCAACTTTCTTAGCTCGAGTGTCGGCAGAACGTGATGTTCTGTTTAAATCTTTTTTATCTTCTGTCATAGTTTTACCTTTTAACGTATTTAGCGTACTCACCTAGGGGTACGTTTAATCTTTTAGCCATTTGAACTTCAGATGGAGACAATTTTACTTGTCTTTTATTTGAGCCAGTATTACCAGCTACTCTACCTGCTGAAGCCACCTTTTGTTGAGGCTTAGATTTAACAGAAGATTCATTAAACTTCTGTGGGAATTCTTCACGAATTCGTTTATCAACCTCAGTATAGTATTCTTCTGAGCCTTCGTCAAAGCCTTCAACTTTCAATTGATTGTTGATTGCCATAGCGCCCATGGTCATTACTTCATCTTGACCAAACCATTCATTTTGTTCAACCCACTCTTTATCTCTTCCAACTAATTCTGGAACAACATTTTGTTGTGCTGCATTAACCGGATAATTTTGATAATTAGCTCGCTGCTCATCTTGAATATTTACTTGGTAATCTAATTGGCTTTTTGAAACATTTACTTTGTTTTCTTCTACTGCAATTTTAGATAAAACATCTTGAGCTTTTGCAACCTTGTCATAATCTGCAACTTCATGAGCATTTTTTAATGCCGCTAATGCTTGTGCTTTTTGAGACTTTAATCTGCCCTCTGCTTCACTTAGATATGATCTATCTAAAGCAGAAGACCTAGTTTTTAACTGTTGATTTTCTTCTGCAATTCTTTTTGCATATTCATAAGCGGATTCTTGACCTCTTTCAGCCTCTCTTAACTTACGAGTAAGATTACCAATTCTCTTTTTAACCTTTTCAGAATAGTCTTCTAATTCTTCAGCAGACTTCTCTTCTGGTTCTTCAGAAACATCTTGTATAGCTTTTTCAGCTTCTTGATCAGAATCTTCGGTTGGGGCAACCTCTACTATTTTGTCGCTAGATTTTTCTTCCGGTAAATCTACCTCAACAACTTCACCATCCTCTACTATTTCTTCTTCTTTTTTAGCTTTTTCGTTCATATTTCTCCTTATACTGCAAGAATATCATCAGGATCTAATATAGTAGCTATCACTTCATCATCATTAATGATTCTGCATTCAGATTCATCTCCGAGTTTAAAACGAGCGCCAGCATATCTGCCTATTAATACCCATTGTTTTTCCTGACACCAAGCCTCAGTAAATTTACTGGAGTCTTTATAGCAATCAGGTCCCATTTTGACTACATAGCCTACAACAGTCGCCAAACTTTCTCTGTCCACTTGAGATTGGACTAAATGTATTCCGCCTCCAGTTACTGCTTTTCCTTTATATGGGAGGATAAGCATCCTCCACCCAGTAGGTTGAGGCATTCTTTCTAAAATTGATTTGTCTAGGAGAGTTGGATCTAAAACCCTGGCTGCTTGATCTACATAAAGGCCGCTTTCTTCAACCGTTGTAGTTTCTTCTTCTTTTTGGGTTTCTTCTTTTGGGACGTTTGCTTTTTCTATTGCTTGAGCAACATGTTCAGGTATGTGTATCTTCGACATCTTCTTGTATTTTTCCTAGCAGTTCTCTAAATGAATTTTCTGTGTCAACTAGAGAACTGTAACGTCCACACAGATACTGATATTGCGCGAAATCTTTAGTGCCAACTAAGATTGTGTCTTTTACGCTTTCTTTTTGGGCCTCAATTTCTTTTAAAAACTTTTGGCTTATCCAAACTACAGACACTTAATAAACACCAGAAAACTTACCGCCATATTGAGCAGCTCCCATACCTCTAGCTTTACCTTTACCCATTCCAGGTTTAGGCTTTGTATTGGTATCAAAAGTACCTGCGTCTGTTTTAAGAGGCACAGAACCTTTGTTACTATAACCAGCTTTATTTACGGTTACAGTAGGCGTTTTTTGTTGTTTAACATCAGTTCTTTTTATCATGTTCTTAATTATTAAGCACAAATAAATTATTTGCAAGTTTTTATTTGCCCTGTCCTCGGTACTTTTTTCTTGTTTTTCTTTTATTAGTACCTGCTCCTCTACTTAGAGGGCTGTCGCCTATAGAAGTTTTTTTCTTTTTTGGAACAATTTTTTGTATATACCAAGTTTTAGGCACTATTGTTGTTTATTTCTTTGGTCTAGTATTTTGAACCTTGCTTGTTGTTCTAATCTGGCCTTGGCTGTTTCATCTCTTAACTCTGCAATATCTTCTTGAGAATCAATTCGTTCTCTATCAACATTAATTCTTTGTTGAGCTTCTTCTTTTTTTCTTTGCTCTTGAGTTAAAAATTGTTGTTGTTCTATAGAAAGTTCTTGACCTTTTAAAGCAAGTTCTTGTTTTCTAATTGCAACTAATGGATCTTCATCTTGAGGTGATGCAACCTTTTGGTTGTATTCAGCTAATAATTCAGCAAGTATTGGTGCTGAAAATTGTGCTAATAAATCACCTGCTTGCAAAGATAAATTTTGTGCTTCTTCTGGAGATGCTTGCTGAGCTTGTTGTTGCAATTGTTGAAACTGTTGCATAACTTCTGGTGGCATTTGTTGCTCACCAAGAATGTCAGCTTTCATTTGTAAATGTTGCATAATATGAGAATGTATCAAAGCCTGAACTTGAGCATTCATTTGCACCGGAGGTGTGTTTAACAGAGACATGTGAATTGCAATATGGGCATCATGATTTTGTTGTGGAAATGCTTGTGCTTGTTGTCCTAATAATAATTGATTGTTTTCAAAGCCAGCTTCTAAAGGAAGAGGATCTGTAGGAGGTGGAGGTGTTAATATTTGTTCTACATTATCTACACCTATTGCAGAATACATTCTTTTGTAAGCTTCATATGTGCCGTTAGGTCCATGCACTTGTGGATTAGACTGCACCAATTGCATCATTTCTTGTGCCATAGCAATTCTTTGTGATTGACTAAATATGTCAGGATTAGATATTGGAAATATATCTACTTTTTCATCAAAGTCAGA